GTAGGAGCACAGTGAAGACCACTGCGGGTGAGAGTACCAAGGCACAGGAGTTCTATGATTACCTGACCAACCCGGAAGTGGACATGATGAGGATTGAACTGGACATACTGGGCGATCCCGCCTACATATGTCAGGACATGTACACACCCATACACCAGGACAGGCGCACACGTGTTGGTGAAAAAGGCAGTGTGTTTGATACACAGACACAGAGCTTCAACGCCGACCAGTTCATGCCAGTGATCAATGTGAGATACAGACTGCCCGACGACCTAGATGACAAGGAAGGCACCATGTTCTCCGCTGATAGGAAGTACAGGGACGAGAACCTGTTCTTCAGCGGCGCGTACCAAGTGGTCAAGGTGGACAGCAAGTTCGACAACGGACAGTTCCTACAGACGCTCACATGCGTGAGGATGAACAACCAACAGGGAGATGGAGCACCCGCCGACATTGTGAATTCGGCCAAACAGGGATTGGGCAAATCTGTGAAAACAGAAGATCAAAAACAGAAGGATAACGAGAATCTAGTACCGTCGGCAGGTAATAATCCGTACGGGGAAGGGGCCGCATAAATTAAAGTATGAGCAAGATGTACAAGGATCAACGGGGTTTCACAGACTCACAGGACAACCAGAAGTACTTCAACCAGAAGTACTATGACAAGGATCCTGGCCCGTACGTGGCCACGGTAAAAGTGACCAACGATCCGCTGAAGATGGGTAGGTTGGGGGTCAACATTCCCGCACTATCCAACACGACCAATCCCAAACCCAGTCAGATAGTATGGTGTCAGTACCTGTCACCGTTCTACGGTGCGAAGAGCCCAGAAGCAACTAGTAAGACCAATCCCTATGATTACAAGAGCACACAGCACAGTTATGGAATGTGGGCGGTACCGCCTGACATAGACACGGAGGTGTTGGTGATCTTTGCCGCAGGTAACAAAGGAGAATCGTCAGCATTTTGGATAGGATGTGTACAACAACCACTCACAAATCAACAGGTACCAGGATACGGATCGTCTTCCAACAGTAGCACAGCCGCCTTGGGAGATTACGATCAGACCAAAGAACAACAATATGGCGCTTCATTCCTACCAGTGGGTGAGAAGAACCAGAGACTGTACGAAGATGGCGAGACACTAAAAACTACTGGTAAATGGAAATATCCAGTTAACGACATTTTAGCAGAACAGTTGCTGAAAGAAGGACTGATATCAGATAACGTGAGGGGCACCACAACATCATCGGCGCGTAGGGAATCACCAAGCCAGGTCTTTGGCATCAGCACCCCGGGTAGGATAAGACCAGACTCGAGACAGCTCAACATAGGGCTGGAGGGCACGGTGGTCACACCGGACAGGAGTCCTGGACACAGTTTCGTCATGGACGACGGTGACGCCGTTGGGCTCAATCAACTGACAAGGTTAAGAACAGCATCTGGGCATCAACTGTTGATGCACGACACCGAGGGCGTGGTTTACATAGCCAATGGTTCTGGAAATGCCTACATCGAGATGCAGAGCAATGGCAGGATAGACATCTATTCCGGAGTAGGGGGAATCAACATGAGGACAGAGGGTGACTTCAATTTACATTCTGATTCCAACATAAACATGCACGCCAACGGTCAGGTGAGGTTCAGTTCCGCCAAGGAGATGATACACTCCGCGGATCTTTTATTGAATCTCGGGCAGAAGGGCATACTGAACAGTTCACAGGCGGGATCCGTGAGGGACTACGCCAGGGACGGCATTTCATCATTCACTAGTGGCACACAGTTACACGGTGCATCAGGACAGATTCACCTAGCGGGATCACAGGTGCACTTCAACTCCACCAGCGCGAGTCCAACATGGGGGCCAAATTGGCTGACACCGGAAAAGGCTGGCATACAGATCAGGGACGAGGGAGATGTTGAGTTGGCGCAGAAGGGAATCAAACCTCTAGAGCAGTTCACAAGGAAGACTAAGACGACCGTACACAGGTTCGTCACTCACGAACCCATGTTCAGGGCCAGCGTGATTGGCAATGACGGGATCATTCCAATTGACAGCGATGACAAGAAACGTTGGAGTCAGTTGTCTCGCACACCAGGAACCGCGGAGTTCGTAAACATGCAGAATAGACTCAGCGAGAACAGTGCCATCAGAGATGCGCAGTACCAAGCGGACGCACTGGAGTACGTGAAACAGAAGATGGGGTCAAGCACCGACGCCGCCAAGGCCAAACAACTGCTCACAGATTTTGGGACCAAGTACAACGACATCTACGGGATCACAGGCAAAGTGGATCTGCCTTTCGACATCAAGGACAGCATATCAGAGAAGATCAAAGGATTTGAATTCAACACTGATGTCAAAGATCTCACATCGAGTCTCACATCACAGGTGGTGGAGTCGTTCACGGGCAAGAGCACGGAACTGTTCAAGGACAATGTTTTCGTCAATCAAGCGGGTGAACTGTTCACACTGGGTAATAACACAGTATCAGGTATTTCTGGCAACATTGATTTAGCCAACAACGCATTGAACTCTGTTCAAGGTCTCACAAAGAATCTTTCAGCGGGCAACATAGTGCCAAGCATATCTAACCTAAGCAGTATAACTCAGACCTATTCGAGTGTTGTGGGAGGCAAGATAGTGGGCATGAACCAGGTCAAGAGTCTGGCCAGCAAGGCGGGACTGTTCAACGCCAGGGACGCCGCCAGGGGCGGACAGACGTTCCTACAGAACGTGGGAGTGAACCTATCCAGCAAGATAGGTGCCATAGGTGGTGCGGTCAAGACATTCTTCAGTGGATTCAAGTTCAGTGACCAGAGATTGAAGGAAGACATAAAATTAGTTGGCGAGTCGCCTTCAGGCATCAACATATATTCGTTTAAATACAAACACACCGATGGAACATACGAGGGCGTGATGGCACAGGAAGTTCCATGGGCGAGAACAATGACACACACAGGATTCTACATGGTTGATTATGGTAAAGTGGACGTGGAATTCAGGAGATTGGACTAATGGCATACGGTGAGAACGGATCAGGCGGCAAATTAACGGACAAGTCAGTGACCTTCAAGGGTTTCAGTAGCCGTGCGGACAAGCAGAACTTCAAACTGTACGACTTCGAGGTGGCCAAACAGGACCTGATCAACAGGCTTTCCGTTCGCAAAGGCGAACGTGTGGAGAATCCCGAATTCGGCACGATCATATATGACGCCATATTCGAGCCATTTACGGAACAACTCAAAGAGGCCATAGTGGAGGATGTCACTGCGAATCTCAACGCGGATCCTCGCATATCCACACAGGAGATACTGGTCACAGAGGCGGACAAGGGCATAGCCATACAGGCCACTATAACATACGTGCCCCTGAACATCACTGAGAAACTGCGATTCAACTTCGACGAGAACTCGCTTCTGCGTCTATCTTAATAAGCGCATATTACCTCGCATATAAATACCGTTGTATATACAATGGCCACAACAGACAGACAGAACCGATTACTGGTAGCCGAGGATTGGCGCAAGATCTATCAGGCCTTCCAACAGGCGGATTTCAAATCATACGACTTCGAGACGCTGAGGAGGACCATGGTGGCCTACCTACAGGAGAACTACCCGGATGATTTCAATGACTTCGTAGAAAGTTCGGAGTATGTCGCCCTCATAGACCTCATAGCCTACATAGCACAGGCACTATCTTTCAGGGTGGACCTCAACGCCAGGGAGAACTTCCTGGAGACCGCGGAGAGAAGGAATTCTATCCTAAGGTTGGCGAGGTTGATCAACTACAACGCCAAGCGTAACAAACCCGCAACTGGATTACTGAAAATTGATTCGATATCTACGACACAGGATGTTAGAGACAGTTCAGGCACCAACCTAGCGAATTCTACTATAATTTGGAATGATTCCGCAAACTCCAACTACAGGGAGCAGTTCATCGCGATCCTGAACGCCGCAAACCAAACAGGACAACGTTTTGGCAATCCCCGGGAAAAAGCAAAGATAGGTGGCATAGACACAGAGACCTACACAGTTGCGTCGAATCAGAACGGTCTTCCGATCTTCAACTTCAGCAAGTCAGTGGCAGGCATCACTAGATCTTTCGAGATAGTGCCATCGAGGATCACTGACAGCGACAGCATTTATGAGTCACCGCCTGTTGAGGGCACGGGACTCACATACACCTATAGATCAGACGGTTCAGGTGACAGTTCCAACAGCACAGGATTTTTCTTCCTGTTCAAACAGGGCACGATCCAGAACACAGATTTCACAGTGGACACTGCCATAACGAATTATGTGAAAAGCATTGACACCAGCAACATCAACGATTCCGATGTGTGGCTCTACAAGTTGGACCAGTTCGGACAGATAGCGGAGAGCTGGACCAAGGTACCATCCCTGTCTGGAAACAACGCCATTTACAATTCATTGTCAAAGAACATCAGGAACATTTACAATGTCGTAACCAAAAACGATGACGCAATAGATCTTGTGTTCGGGGATGGCAACTTCTCTAATCTTCCGTTGGGATCATTTAGATCCTATTACAGAATCAGTGACAACGCCAAGTATGCTTTACAACCGGCAGACATGAAGAATGTCCAGATAAGTGTTGGTTACATAGATGCTAATGGTTCACAACAGACTTTGACGATTACGATGAGCTTAAAGCAGTCGGTTTACAATTCGGCCGCGACAGAATCGAACGACAGCATACGAGAAAAAGCGGGACAGGTGTACTACTCGCAGAACAGGATGATCACAGCGGAGGACTACCAAGTAGTTCCACTTTCAGCATCACAGGAGATAGTGAAAGTGAGATCCGTGAACAGATCGGCGTCTGGTATATCTAGAGCAAAAGAGATACTGGATCCTACTGGAGCCTATTCCAATGTTTCAGTGTTCGCGGAGGATGGCATACTGTACAGGGAGGAGACGACCCCAACATTCACTTTCACGTTCAACAACAGGAGTGATATACAGTCAGTTATTGATCTATCAGTCGAAACAAAACTCAAAGAGGCCTACTCGAGACAGTTCTACTATGACAAGTATGACACAAAGAGCCTAACATCTCTGACAGCGACATGGAATTCCACTACGACCACAACCAACACCAACACAGGTTACTTCACTTCGGGAGGAGCACTGGCAACTGGGGATTCGGCAACCAGCAACTTAAAATACGCCAAGCAGGGTGCCTTAATCAAGTTCACTTCACCGGATATACGAGAGTTCCTCAATGGCACTCTTGTAACATCTGGCACTGTCAATGCGCAGGATCGAGCATGGGCCAAGATAAGTGCTGTGGTGGGTGATGGTGCCAATGGCGGACTAGGGAACCTATCCACCGGCGTGGGACCGATAACATTGAATGACATAGTGCCCGATGGCGCAGTGCTAAACGCAGTGATACCCAATTTTACAACGTCATTTTCTACAGTACTGGAGGCAGACGTCATAGACAGGATAGAGGCCTACGAGGATTTCGGACTGAGGTATGATATAGACAACGAGGAGTGGAGGGTGATAACCACGACAAACCTCAGCACCAGCTCCGTGTTCAATCTAGGGAACACAGGAAACACATCCGGCACGAATCTGGACGCCAGCTGGTGGTTCAAGTTCACCAATGATGGTAACACATACACGGTCACGTACAGGAAACTGGACTACATCTTTGAATCAGAGGCACAGAACAAGTTCCATTATGATGTCGAAGAAAGAATTTATGATTACACCACGGGAAATGTGGTAAAAGACACGGTCAAGATACTTAGGACCAATTCCATAGTGTCAACGGGAAACTCCATAGGTTATCCGCTGACATGGCAGGTGACAGACACAGTGACGGAAGCGGACGGGTTCCAGGACAACAGGAAGATCAAGGTTGGTTTCTATGACAGTGACGACGACGGTGTAGTTGACAATCCAGAACTGTTTGACATATTCGTTGAACCAGACACATCGGTCGCCAGCAAGTTCGTGTTCTTTGAGAAGTACATATCCTATGACAGCATAGACAGGTTCAGACCATACGCGGCGTCAAACTTCATTGTGACGGAAAATGAGTCAGACATTAACCTCAGCACCACGACCTACACCAACGGTCAATTGTTCTATTTTTATGCGGACACGGAAAACGTGATCAAGACATACAGCGACGCCACCAACACCCTGACCACTACAACGGACTACACAGCAAGGAGAGGCAGGAGTTCGATAGATTTCCAATACAAGCATCACGCAGGTCAAGAGACCAGGATAGATCCAAGCGTCAGTAACATTGTTGATGTGTACTTGCTCGAGAGGACCTATGATAACCTGTTCAGGATTTGGTTACAGGACGGAGGAGCGAAACCCACACCATCTACGTCGGATCAGTTGCGTATAAACTATTCAGGTGTTTTGAACCCATTGAAGTCCCTGTCCGATCAGATAGTGTACCATCCGGTCAAGTACAAGATATTATTTGGCACAGGTGCTGATGAAAACCTGCAGGCCACATTCAAAGTGGTAAAAAACACCAAGACTAACATAACAGACGCCGTGATCAAGACCAGGGTGATCGCCGCGATAAACGAGTTCTTCGCCCTAGACAATTGGGATTTCGGAGATACTTTCTATTTCACAGAATTAGCCGCATACGTACACAACCAGTTGGCACCAGACTTGCTGACGGTTGTGATAGTACCAAACGAGTCAGGACAAGGTTTTGGGTCCTTGTTCCAGATCAACTCAGCGGCAGACGAGATTTTCATCAGTGGGGCCACCGTTGATGATGTGTCGATCATAACAGCGCTTGGAGCCAATCAACTCGAGGCTTCAGGGACTGTGGTCACATCAACATCAACCGCCACTACCAACACCACCACAGGATCAGCGGTATCAGGCTCTACTACAACAGGCTCCGGTTCAAGCACCGGCAGTAGTGGGGCAGGGTACTAATGGCGGACAATCCCACAAACGCATTAATCAATAACGAAGTCGTCAAGCAGGGAGACAACGAATACCGTAGGACTATACAACACCTCCCGGCATTCTACAGGACCGACACCAATCAGCGTTTCCTTACCAGCACTTTAGATCCACTAGTACAGAAAGGAAAACTGGAGAGACTGGATGGTTTCATAGGAAGGCAAGATGCCTACACCAGGAACGTAAATGACAGATACATAAATGCCACCAGCAGGGACAGGTTCGCATACCAATTGGAACCTACGGTCACATACACAGACAGGGACACCACTTCAGTTAACCCTGAAGACCAGGTCAAGTTCACGGGCACGTATGATGACTACATAAACCAGATCAAGTACCTAGGAGGCAAGGTCAACAACCATGACAGGCTCAACACGGAAACTGTCTACAGTTGGAACCCAGCGGTGGATTTTGACAAACTGGTCAACTACAGGGAGTACTACTGGCTGTCCGATGGACCCAGCGCCATCGAGGTAGATTCAGTAGGTCCCAACGCGGTGGCGGAGTACACTGTTGAAGCACTACCGGATGATGGATCATCAGGCAGGGCATACACATTTGAACATCTTGAGAATGAACGCAATCCAGAGTTGACAATCTGGAGGGGCAACACCTACAAGTTCACTGTGGAAGCACAGGGACATCCATTATACATCATGACCGAGCCCAGCAGGGACGGCGTTGGCGCGGACGGATCAACATCGGTTCTCTACACATCGGGTGTGACCAACAACGGTGCCGATCAGGGCACGGTGACGTTCGTGGTACCAGATGGCGCACCAGACACTTTATATTACCAGTGTGGCAATCATGACGGAATGTATGGAATACTGCACGTGAGGACTATCACGTCCACGTCACAGATAACTCCCGCCGATGACATAATCGGCGTCAAGAATTACAAGTTGAGGACATTGGATCTGTCAAACGGCATGAAGATCAAATTCACATCAAGCAAGGTCCCTGCCGCGTATCGCGACAAGGAGTACTACGTGGAGGGTGTGGGCGATGCCATAACACTAACGGACACCTCCGTGCTCCAAACACCAGAGGACTACGCCACAAACGGAGTGCCTGTGGACAAGGACTACATCACAATCAAGCGTAGCTCACTGGACCAGAACGCATGGTCGAGGTACAACAGATGGTTTCATAGGTCCGTGATAGAGAAGGCCGCACAGGTCAACGGCACAGCCACAGTGCTGGACGAGACCGACAGGGCCAAGAGACCCATAATAGAATTCGATTCAGGACTGTCACTGTACAACTCAGG